AATGACAGGTGATAAGAGTAATTTTTATGATGCAACAGTTATAGGAGGTCCAGGTGCAATATTGGCTGGTACTGCTGCTGGTACTATTAGTTCTGTAAAACAAGCTTTCACTAAAGGAAGTAAAGTAGTTGACGATGGTGTGATAAAAGGTTTTTTGAAAAAACTAGGTCCACTTTTTGGTGGTTTAACTGGTGCTGCAATTGCAACAACAGTCAGTCCTGAAATGCAAAGAAATACTGGTGAACTTATGAATCCTAATGAATATATTGCATATCAGTCAACTGCTATGAGAAGTTTTACATTTAATTGGACATTTTTACCAGATAATCCAGATGAATCAAAAGCAACAGCATCTATTATTAGAGAATTTAGAAAAGCGGCTCATGCAAGTAGACAAGATTTTCTTATGTTAACTGTTCCTAATCATGTTGTTGTATCATTTCATGGAGCTAGTGATATGATTCAATTACCACCAGTTGTAATTGAAGCAGTTAATGTTACATATAATCCAAATGCAGCTTCATATTTTAAACATAATAATTCACCAGTAGAAGTTGCGTTATCTTTAACACTTAAAGAAATAACACCGCTTTATCGTGATGATATAGACCAAGGATTCTAATATGGCATATTTTAGATATATAAATGATGTAGTAATAGATATAGATGGAAATGGTACTCTTGATATCATGAAAAATTTAACAGCTAGAGCAAAAGTATCAGATGACTTATTAGATAGTGGTGGATATTATCAAACTGTAGAAATTCAAGATGGTGAAAGGCCTGATATTCTTTCGAAAAGATTATATAATAGTGAAGAATTTATTTGGACATTTTTAGTACTTAATCCACAAATAAAAAATATATGGGATGATTGGCCTATGAAGTATTCTCAATTAACAGAATATTGTATAGAAAAATATCAATATCTTGCAGCTGATACTGATGATGATTTAAATGAAAAATTTATTTTAGGTGAAACAGTAACTGGTCAAGTATCTAATGCAACCGGTATTCTTAAAGAAATACATGTTAATATGGGTTATCTCGTTATTGAACTTAAAACTGGAACATTTGCTATAGCTGGTGAAACTATAAGTGGTTTAAATTCTCAAGATTCTATTGCTGCTGGTTTTGTTAAATCACAAGCCTATGCACCTCATCATCATACAGATGATTCAACTGGTGATTGGGTACCAAGACGTTCAGCTGGTACAACAGGATTCACTTACATCGATTATGAGTCTGCTGTAACTGAACAAAATAGAAATTTAAAAATAATTAAACCACAATATGTAAGAAGACTAGCTCGTACATTCGCTAAAACTATGGGCGCATAATGAATGTACAATCATTAAACGTTGAATCATTCAGTGGCCAAGGAATTACTTCTTTAATACAATCATTAACTATATATGAAAGTGTAAATGGTTATATGAAAGGAAAATTACATATGTTAGATGGTATTGGCTATTATGATAAAGTAATTGCTACTACAGATAAACTAATCCCTGTTAGTTTTAGTTTTAAATATTTAGGTATAGAACATGATATGTTATTTTATGTTGATGGTTTTAGTGATATGCAAATAAAAAGAGCGAAGAAAGAATATATTATGCATTTAATTACTCCTGTAGAACATAGTTTAAAATTAGTTAATATTAATGCAGTATATTCAGGAAAAAGTCATGAAATTATAAATCAAATATTTAATGAAGCTGTAGGAAGTCATAAATGGTTAGGGACTGAAACTAAAGCTACAACAGATGGTAAATATATTGTACCAAATATTTCTGCATTTGAAGCTATAGAAAATGTAAAAAATTCTGCAGTAGATAATTACTATTCAGGATTTTATGTTTTTCAAAAACTTATTAATAAAGGAAAAGTAACTCTTACTTCTCATGATACTATAGCTAATAATTTTATGCCTAATGAAAAGGGTGAACGATTTAGTATAACTGATGCTATGGTAGCAGCTACTGATATGAAGTCTGAGGGATATAAAGGAAATGAAGCTTCTATAGGAACGACTAATAAATACAGACTTGAAGAATATAAAATGGATTATACTGAAAAATTAGCAGAAGGATATTGGGGAAATATAATTCATAATATACATTTAGATAAAACTAAAGTTGAAAAAAATAAAAAACTTGGATGGGAAGAAGGTACAGATATTAAAACAACATTTAAAATATCAGATAATTTATATGATTATGTTACTGAACCATCTGGACCTGCTGGTCAAACATCAAGATATCAACAAAAATCATTATTTGTAGATAATGTTTTACCTGGTAATATGTCAGCAATAAATATGAAAAAAAGAAGTTATAATACATTTCTTTCTCTTATAGATATGATATCAATACCATTGCTTGGTTGTGGTCAATCTATAATGGTTGAAATGGGTGGTGGTGATGATAGTTATGAATCTCAAAATGGTCCATACATAATTGCTGATATTAATCATACATTTTCTAGAAATCAAGAAGGATTTGAGTATAGACAAAATATGTCATTAATAAGAGAGTATGCATAATGGTTTTTGGAATAGTAGTAGATATAAATGACCCAGAAAAGCTTGGAAGATGTAAAGTAAAATTATATCATATTCATGATAATATACCAACAGACGAGCTAGGATGGAGTATAGTTTTAATGCCAGCAACTACCCCTGCGCAAAATGGGTTAGGGTCAAGTGTAAATTTACAAGTTGGTACATTAGTTACATGTCAACCTTTAGATTCAACACAACAAGAATTTATCATAACTGGAACGCTTCCTACAAAAACTGATATCACAACACCAACGTATAATGAAGATGGTGAAGAAACTGAAAGTGAAACAGTAAATACTCATGATAATAATCCAAGAGTAAGAGCAGAAGCTAATCCACATGCTGATGAAATTTCTGGTACATATGAACCAGAAAGTAGTTATGCACCAGAATATCCATATAATAATGTATATGAAACAGAGAGTGGTCACGTTACAGAGTATGATGATACACCTGGACATGAACGTATAACAAAAAGACATAAAAGTGGTACTCAATATGAGATAGGACCTAATGGTTCAAAGATTGAAAGAATTGTAAGAGATAATTATCAAGTAGTAATGGGACATGATACACTTGAAGTTAAAGGTAATGTTAAGATTTATGTAAGTGGTGATGCTAACTTAGCAGTATCTAAAAACTTAACTGCTCAAGTAGGTAATGATATGACTACCATAGTGAACGGCAATGCATATACAACAGTTGATGGTAATGCAGACTTACTTGTCAAAGGAGATATAGATGGCGAGGTAAGGGGTAATATTGATATTGACGTAGGGACCAGCGATCCAGAACACGTTATATACGATGATGACGGTGTTGCTGTACATCATGTAGTGTTAGGTGGTTATACAAAAAATAAAGCTATTGAACAATGGTTTCCTCCAGTAAAGACTAGTACATTCACCTTGACTCATAAAAATATGAGGAAGGTTAAAGAATTATCAGCTGAAGCACAAGCACCGTATGCCTCTGCGTTAGCTACCTTTGATGACTATGATAGAGACAAGGTTAAATTGGTTGATGGCAAATGGACATATCCAGATAAAACATCATATACAGCTTCATTCGGTAATATTGAATTACATACTGAAGGTGGTTTAAAAGCTATTGTTGGTGGTGAGGTTGATGTAATAGCATTCCAAAATGCTAAATTAGATATTAGAAAAAATGCAGACATTGATGTGAAAGGTAATATTGATATGGATGTAGTAGGTAATATTGTTATAGATGCCACAGGTGATGAAAGCATTATTGATATAAATGCCATAGGTGCTTCAAGTCAAATTGATGTAAATTCAGCAGGTACTCTTAAATTATTTTCAACTGGTACAACAGATATAGAGAGCACAGCTGATATGACATTAAAGTCAACAACTATAAACTTAGATGGTAACGTTGAAGTAACTGGTAATATTGTTACGCAAGGTACAACTACTACAGATGGTGACTTAGTATTAGACACACATGCTCATACTATTTCAGGTGGCTCAAGTGCTGGAAATACTTCCGGTCCTAACTGATAACAGGTATAAATAAGTTATATGGCAACAATAGCACGACACGAAACTTATAAAGATTTGGATTTTACATTTAAGCAAAATCCTAATACCAATGACGTTGGAATAAAAAAAAATAATGATGCTGTAATACAAAGTTGTCTTAATATATTAAGAACTAATTGGGGTGAAAGACCATTTGATTATACTTTTGGTGCTAACTTAAGAGCATACTTATTCGAAAATATGACTAATATAACAGCAGCTAATATAGCAACATCTGTTGAAAATGCTTTATTAAATCATGAACCAAGAATACAAGTATTAAATACAAATGTTCAAACAAGAGATGAAGATAACGAAGTATATATTACAGTAACCGGTAAAATTGTGTCAACCAATGACATAGTTGATATAACAACCACAATAGAGAGATTACGATAATGGCAATAGAACGTAGAATTACATCAAGTGAATTAGACTTTGACCAAATAAAATCAAATCTAGTTGCTTATATGAAAGCAACAGATACTACCTTTAATGATTATAATTATGATGGTTCTGCAATGGCAACCATGATTGATGTACTAGCATATGTAACTCATATCAATTCAATGAATGCAAACTTTGCTCTTAATGAAACTTTCTTAGATACTGCGCAGTTACGAACTTCTGTTGTATCTCATGCGAAACTATTAGGTTATACTCCAAGGTCTATTGCTCCTTCACAAGCATTTGTAAATGTTAAAATGAATTATAATGAAAGTGCTACACCTTTATGGAATCATGATTCAAATAACGATCCACTTCCTTTGAGTATGCCAAGAGGTACTACATTCCAAACTGTTATTGATGGGGTTTCATATCCAATGTTTGCTTCAAAAACATCTACAATAAATTTTGATTCAACTAATGGTTGGTTATTTGAGAATATTGGAATTGAACAGGGTTTATTAACATCAATATCATATATGTATCAAAATAATGCATATGAACAATATTTAATTCCTTCTGTTAATGTAAACACATCATCAATTAAAGTAACTGTGGTAGATTCTTCTGCTACAAGTGCATCTAAGGTTTATACTTTAAATAGTAATGTAGTAAACTTAGACGGTACGAGTGAAGTATTCTTTTTAGAGGAAGGAAGAGATAGTTACTATGAAGTTAAGTTTGGTGATAACATTATTGGTAAGAGACCTGGAAATGGAAATACTATTAAAATTGAATATTCTCATTTACCTTCTACCGCTGACGTTAATGGCGCTACAGTATTTACAATGAGTGGTTCACTTAACGGTAATACTGATGAGACTATCACACTTGTGACTAAAGCTACTGGTGGTGCTGCAAGAGAAAGTAAAGAATCAATTAAATTTAATGCTCCTCTTGCTCATGTATCTCAAAATAGAGCTGTAACACCAGATGATTATAAAGCTATTATTCAAAACGAATTTGCCGATGTTGAATCTGTTCAAGTGTGGGGTGGTGAAGACCATGATGTACCAGATTATGGTAAAGTTTATATAAGTATTAAACCATTATCTTCTGCTACATTAACAGATACTCAAAAAGCAACAATAAAACAAAATATTCTTAAACCAAAAAACGTTGTATCCATCACACCAGTTCTTATTGACCCAGAATATATCTACATAGATTTAGAAGTTTTATTTAAATATAATCCTAATCTTGCTACAGTTACTGCATCGGGTCTTGCAAATGCAATAAGGAGTACACTTATCGGATATAATACAGATGAATTAAAAAGTTTTGGTGGAGTATTTAGAGTATCAAATGTTGTTCAAAAAGTAGATGCAACTAATGTAGCTATCTTATCTAATGTAACTCGTGTTAAGTTAACTAAAAAGATTACACCAACACTTGGTACAGCAAAAGCATATTCACTCAAATTTAATCAAGAAATAAGAGCTTTAGATGCTACTACATCATCTCTTGGTTCTTATGTAACATCATCTGTATTTACTTACGCTGGTGTTGATGCTAAACTTAAAGACTACTATGATACGTCAACCGAAACTAGAATTATTCGAATTATTGATACAGGAGGTTTAATATTAAGTACAAATGCTGGTACTATTAATCATAGTACTGGTACAATTACATTAACTAGTTTTAATCCAACAGCATTACCTACAGGGTCAACTACTATTGACGTTACAGTTAAACCATCATCATTTGATATAGCACCTATGAGAAATACAATATTAACTATTAATACATCAGGTGCAGCTATTACAGGGTCAATTGATACTATGGCTACTGGTGGTACCACAGCTGGTATTGACTATGAAACGGAAGCTAGCTGCTAATGTCTGGTTTAGGCAAATATAATATATCATCATATATTAATGATTTGGTACCTGATCATGTAGAAAGTACATATCCTGACCTTGTTGAATTTATTAAAGTATACGCTCTTTATTTAGAACGTACTAATAAATCTGGATTTTATCTTAATTCATTAGACATCCAAAGAGATATTAACTTTGTAGAAGAAAATCTTCTTACAGAACTACAAAATGAAATTGGTATAGCAGTACCAAGAGACTTTGCTACAGAACCAAGAATGTTTTATAAAAGACTTATTGAGTTCTATAGAAGTAGAGGTACACCAGAATCTATAACATCATTTTTTAGAATGATATATGATGATGATGTAGAGACATATTTTCCATTTGTAGATTTATTTGAACCATCAGATGGAGATTGGACAGACCAAGCAACTGATATTATAGCCAACCAAGCTAGTTATACAGCTTGGAATGTGTTTACAATTAGTGGAACACCAACAGTTGTTAGTGGAAATAATGATGCAGGTAATGCTGCATTTTTTGATGATGATATAGTATTTGTTAATGACGTATATAAAACTTCAGGTACTGACTATACAGAAGATGTATATTCAGAGTCAAATACAACTAAATATAGATTAACATTTACTTCAGCATTGTCAAACGGTGATGTGGTTAAAACATATCCTAAAGGTTTGTTTACTAGTGCGAATGGTTTCTTATCAGATAAAAAATATTTACAAGACTCTTATTACTATCAAAAGTTTTCATACGTACTACGTACTGGTAAAAACATAGCAGATTGGAAGAATCCATTTACAAGATTAATTCACCCAGCTGGATTTATATTTTTTGGTGAGATATCAATATTTATAGCTTTATTAACATCAGCAAATAACCAAGCTCAATATGGTTGGTTACCAACAGCTGGTAAAATTACTCTTAACTTATCGGCAGAACAAATTGGTCCAGTAAGTTTTAATAGTCATATATTAGAGAAATCGTATACTCATTTCGCTAACGGAAGTTCAGAATTTAAGAAAATAGGTATGCAAAACCATTGGGAAAACATGAAGTTCAGATATTTAGGTCCAAACTCAGATTTTGCTCACTGGACAGTTCAAGATAGTATAAATAACAATATAAGTACACAATTCGGATTGGGTGGAAATAACTCACTCGTGATTTCATAAAATAAAACAGAGGAAATAAAATGGCAGCAATAATAACTAGCAAATTTAGATTAGATACAACTAATAAATTCTTGGCTAGTCTTGGTGACAATCAATTCTACATGGCCTTGGGACGGCCTAATGCGTGGACTGATGATACGGTTCCAGATACCCCATATGAAAATGATTACGCTAATAATACTTTATGGGAAAACATGTTTGCCATGAAGAAGATTGCTAGTACAGACATTATTCATTGTTCACCAAGAAACCTTTGGGTTTCTGGTACAACTTATGCAGAATACGATGACCAAGACACTAACATAGAAAGCAAAGTATATTTTGTTATTTCAGATAATAACAATGTATATATGTGCTTAAAGGCAGGGTCAGGAACAAGTACAACAAACCCAGATACAACAGGTGTTCAAACATCTGGTGTTATCAATCATTCAGGCACAGATGGTTACATATGGAAATATATGTTTACAGTCCCAACATCTGATGTAACAAAGTTCTTAACATCATCATTCATACCAACAAGACATATTAAAGTTACACCTCCAGGAGGTTCTGACACAGCATTGGTTAATCAATATAGTGTACAGACTAACGCAGTTGATGGTGCAATATATAATATGAAGATTACAACAGCAGGAACTGGATATTCATCAGCTCCAACATTAGCTATTACAGGTGATGGCGCATCAGCTACGGCTACGGCCACGGTAGCAGGTGGAGCTATTACAGGTATTACAATGACTAACGTTGGCACAGGATATACCCACGCTACGGTTTCAGTAACCGGCGGTGGAGGTTCAAATGGTGCAATAAGACCAGTGATTGGTCCTCCAGGTGGATTTGGTGCAGACGCAACTAATGATTTACGTTCACATTACATAACAATTAATACTACATTTACAGGTGATGAGTCGGGTAGTATTCCAGATTCAAATGACTTTAGACAATTGGCACTTATTAAAAATCCAATTGAACAAGCCAATGAGGGACCCACAACAGTAACAGCTACTGACTCAATGGTAGTTGGTAACTTTTATAAGATTTTAACAATAGGTACTACTACTGATACACTTTGGGAAACTGCAGGGTCAACAAGTGGTGACCCAGTTGTTGGAGAAATATATAAAGCTCTTGTTACAACATTAACTGGTTCAACTACAGGTACTATTGCTCAAGTTGCAGAAGCTAATACATATAATACATGTAAGAGTTTAACAATTCCTGCTTCATTATCTGGTACATACGTGGCTGATTTTGCATTTGAAGGTCATACAGGTGGTACAGTTGGTGCTAAAGGTATAGTTGTAGAATATAATAACGCTAATGGTGTATTACATTATATACAAAATGAATCTACAGGTTTTGGTACATTTACTACATCGCATTTCACTCGCGCAGAGGGTGCATCTTCTGCAGGTGATGATATTACAGCAGTAGGAGTACCTCTAATTAATCATCATTCAGGTGATGTAATGTTTATAGAGAATAGAACAGCAACAACCAGAGGTTCAGGTCAAGTAGAGACAGTAAGATTAGTAATCGCATTTTAATAGGAAAGAAACATGGCAATAGCATTTAACGTAGAACCATATTGGGACGATTTTGAAGATGTAGCTTCGGGCAACACTTTAAGTCCTAAAGAACAATATCAAAGAATATTGTTCCGACCTGGTAAAGCAGTACAAGCAAGAGAGTTAACACAACTACAAACATCACTGCAACATCAAATATCAGCTACAGGTGATCACTTATTTAAAGATGGTTCAGTTGTTGTCCCTGGTGCAGTTCACCTCCATAATAAAATTGATTTTGTTAAATTATCTGCATGTAATACAGCTGCCGTTGTTGATATAGTTGGTACTGAATATAGTGATGGAACAAACGTTGCTAAAGTTATCCATGCAGCTTTAGCTTCTGGCTCAGACCCAATTACACTATGGGTACAATATATATCCGGTGGTGTATTTGCTGCTGAAGCTTCATTAACAGCCACAGGAAGTAAGACCGCTACAGTATCTGCTGCGGCCGATACACCTACAGGCTTTGGTTCAATAGTATCTATTGAAGATGGTATCTATTATATTAAGAAGCACTTTGTTACAGCTAAGGCTAATACAATTGTATTAGCTAAATATACATCAAATGTATCATTTGATATTGGTCTACTCGTTACCGAAGCTCTTATTAGTTCAGGTACTGATACATCATTAAATGATAATGCTACAGGTACTCCTAATGAATCTGCTCCTGGTGCACATCGTTATTCTGTTACAGCAGCACTAAGTACTCAAGCAGTTAATGCAAATAGTGGTAACTTTGTTCTTATAGCTCGATTAGAAGCTGGTGTTATAACAAAAAATGCACGAACAACAGATTATAATCACCTTGCTGATGAATTAGCTCGTAGAACATTTGATGAGTCTGGTAATTATTATGTAAATCCATTTAAAGCACTTGTTAAAGCACATGCATCTGATTCTACAAAATTAACTCTTGGTGTTGAGCCTTCGAAAGCTTATGTAAGAGGTTATGAAATTGAAACATTAATAACAACTAATGTACACTTTGATAAAGCAAGAACTTCAGAAGTAGTTTCAGATAAACTTACAGAGGTAATACACAATAACTATATTGAAGTTGATAATATGGTTGGTACACCTGATATTACTACATACGGTAAAATATCAATTGAGAATACAGGTGGAACAGAAATTGGTACTTGTCGAGCTCGTTCAATCGAACGTGTAAGTGGTAATGGTGCATCAACTGCTTCAAGATTTAGAATACATATATTTGATTTCACTGGTACAATGACAGATGCAACTCAACTAGATGATAAAGAAGGTACAGCAGCTGGTACTGCATTTTCTGCTCAAATCGCACAAACAAATAGTGTAAATGTTTTTAACATCGGCCCAGACTCTTTAATATATGAATTACCATATAAAAGAATTAAAACACTTAATGGTGAAGTAGATGAAAACAATCCTGTAGCATATGATTTTAGTTATAATACTAATCGCTTACTTACTGCAGCTGCAGTATCGGGTGGTGGCGCAGTAACATTTACTGCTGCAGCTTCTGGCGAACAATTTGGTTCTAAAGCAGCTAATACAAACTGGATTTTGATTAATGATACTGACTCAACAGTCGGCGGTGAAGAAGTATTAGTAGGTGATATTACTATTGATAATAATGCAACACCTCCAAGTGTTGTTATAGCTAATCTACCAGGATCTGCTTCTGGTGATACATGTCGATTAATTGCTCCAATGGTTAGAACTTTAACACATAAGACTAAAACATTAAGTGGTAATACAGCAGTAGCGTTTAATGCTGCTACAGACTTTACAGGTACTGGTCAAGCACTTGGTCATGCAGATGTACATGAATTAGTAACAGTTGTTGAAACTTCAGGATCTGTTGACGTTACCGAACACTTTGACTTAGACAATGGACAAAGAGATGATTATTATAATGTTGGTAGAATTAAATTAAAAACTACATCTAATTATGCAGCAGCTGTAGCACTTACAGTTACATATAAATACTTCTCACATTCAACAGGTGACTTTTTCTCGGTTGACTCATATACTGGTCAAATCGATTATGATGCCATTCCTAAAATTGGTGATATAGAATTAAGAAGTGCAGTTGATTTTAGACCACGTGTTGGTGATGCTGGCGGTAACTTTACAGGTAGTGGTAACTCTACCTCATTTGCTCCTACAAGGTATTCACAATTTTCAACTGATATTCAATATTACTTACCAAGAATAGATAAAGTTTATTTAGATTCTAAAGGTGTATTTGGTGTTGCGCCAGGTGTTCCAGCAACTTATCCAGAAGCAACTGGTATTCCTAAAGATGCAATGCATTTATATACATTAACTATTCCTGCATATACATTAACTACAGCTGAAGTTGATGTTGACTATATAGATAATCGTAGATATACTATGCGTGATATTGGTGTTATTGATAAACGAATAAGTCAAATAGAATACTATAGTGTGCTTTCATTCTTAGAAGCTGAAGCACAAAATAAACAAATTTTAGATGGGTCTAATAATCCAAGATGGAAATCTGGTTATTTAGTAGATGCATTCTCAAATACAAGAATGTCAAATTCTGCTTCACCAGAATATAAAGCTTCTGTTGATATAGCTAAACGTGTATTAAGACCTCCATTTGCTCAAGGTAATGCTGCATTTGCATATCATGACTCATCTACAACTACAAAAACCGGTGACTTAGTAACATTACCATATACTTCAGCAGCGATTATATCTCAGACACAATATTCTGGTCAAATTAATGTTAACCCTTATGATGTATTTAATTGGACTGGTTCATTAGCACTTACACCTACTACTGATGAATGGCGTGATATTGATAGGAGACCAGAAGTTGTTATTAATAATGATGGTGAATTTGATGCTATGGTAGCAGCGCTTCAACCTCAAGTAGGTACTGTATGGGGTGAATGGTCAACTAACTGGAGTGGTTCAAGTTCATGGCAAGGTGTAGGTGGCAATACACAAGCGTTAATTCAAACTGGTACACGCACAAGAACAGGTGTTCAACAAACTATTGAAGTTCAAACATCACGATTTAGTACTGGTGATAGAATAGTAGAAGTTAACTTTGTTCCATTTATGAGAACAAGACTTGTAGCATTCTCTGCAACTCGTATGAAACCAGCAACTCAAGTTTATGCATTCTTTGATGGTACTTCTGTAGCAGATTATGTCTCTACAAATGCTTCAAGTTATGACCCATTAGTTGGTATTAATACTGTTACTTCTCACCCAGCCACAGCAACAACATTAACGACTGATGCGAATGGTGCAGTATCAGGTACATTTTTAGTACCTAATAACTCTACACTTAATTTCCCAACAGGCGAAAAAGAATTTAAGTTAACTCAATCATCTGTTAATAATGATGAGGTAACTACTACATCATCTACAGCAATGTATACTGCAGCAGGCTTAATTGAAACAAGAGAAAATGTTATTATTTCAACTCGAACTCCTGTAATTCAAAGAAATGCAGTATCAGATTCAACTGGTGATAGTCGAACATTACAAACTAGACAAATACAAACTAATTGGGAAGACCCATTAGCTCAATCTATATTACTTGACCAAAGTGCATTTATTACATCAATTGACCTTTATTTTACTGCTAAAGATGCAGCTATACCAGTACAAATACAAATTAGAAAAATGGTTAATGGATTTCCAACCCAAGAGGTTGTTCCATTTGCTGATGTAACACTTAATCCAGGTTCTGTAAATGCAGATGGTACAGCTACATCATTCACATTTGCATCTCCAGTATTCTTACAAAATGGTATTGAATATGCAATTGTTGTATTAGCTAATTCAAATAATTATACTGTACATTATGCTGAGATTGGTAAAGAAGACCAAAATGGTAATAGAATTTCACAACAACCATACAATGGAGTATTATTTAAATCACAAAATGCTTCAACATGGACAGCTGACCAAAATAAAGACTTAAGATTTGTAATAAATAGAGCAGTATTTGATATTTCAACTTCACGTACATGTGTATTAAGAAATGCTGCATTACCTTCACGTGCATTAGTAAGTAATCCTATTACAACTACTAATGCTTCAACTAATATTACTGTAGCTCATAGAGACCACGGAATGAAAGTTGGTGATACAGTTACTTTAGCAGGACTTGCAGCAACACTTAATGGTCATACTACTACACATTTAAATACAACTCATACAATTACAGCAATCACACGAGATGGTTATACCTTTGTATCGTCTGGCACAGGTGATGCTACTGGTATTGGTGGTGGAACAGCTGTACAAGCAACACAACATTTAGCTTGGAATACATTACATCCAATCATTCAACAAGTTGTATTACCTGATACTACTCAAACTTGGACAGTACAAGATTCATTAGAATCTAGTGGAACTATAACAGCAACTGCTGTAGCTATTACTGCTAATGAAGATTATACTCCATTATATCCTAAAGTAATTAAATCTGGTGCAACACATACACTACAACTTAATGGTACATTTACTTCAACATCAAATTACTTATCCCCAGTAATTGATTTAGAGAGGTGTTCAGCAATAACTATTTCAAATAGGATTGATAATGTAACAAGTGGTGAAACAGCAGCTACTGGTGGTGATAACTTAGCTAAGTATATAACGAAGACAATTGAATTAAATGATACATCAGATACAATTAAAATTTATTTAGATGTTAATCGTCCAAATGGAACATTTGTAGATGTATATCATAAGACTGGTAATACAGCAGGAACTTTTGATGAAGAATTATGGGTTGAAGCAACCCCAACTGGTAATAATGGAATAGTTGCATACTCAGATGGGACTACATATGATGAAACAGTATATGATATTACACCAGCAGCAGCATTTACAATATTTGCAGTGAAGATTGTAATGAGGTCTACTGGTACAAGTTATATTCCTAAGTGTCAAGACCTTAGGGCTATAGCGTTGAGAGTATAATGAAAGACCAAATTGTTATGTTACTTCTTGGATTGCTCATAGCTTTGGGTGGTTGGACAATGACACAGACATTTAGTTTAAGTACTACACAAGCAGTAATAGATGATAAGGTTGATAAATTAGAAAGACAAGTTGAAAAAATGCAAGACCAAATGGATGATATGTTAAATGTAGATGAGGAGATTATGGAACAACACGAAGATTTATTTAATCAACTTTTAAATTCTTCTAGTAGTGATGGGACATATAGTTATTAATGCATATACCAGTTAAAGGACATACAGGTTTAGTAAGAGACACAAGTTCAGGCGCTATTATAAATATGGCAAGTGGTGGACAAGAATATTCTGCTAATCGAGCAAAAATTAAAGCCGATGCAGAAAGATTAGATAAAGTAGAACAAGATGTATCAGAAATTAAAGATATGTTAAAACAATTAATAGAGAGATAATATGGCAACAGTAAACGTAACTACAGCAAACACATTCGAAGAATGGAGAGTCAAGACTAATGAGCTTGGAACAGCTATTGGTAACTTAACTAATCTGACTGAGCCATTAGCAGGTGCAACAGATATTATTGCTGCATTAGGAGACCATGAAACTAGAACAGAAGCGCTTGACGCTATTGTTGGTGTTGAAGCTTTATGGGATGCAGGTGGTACTTATGATACATTACGTGAAGCAATTAATAAGAACCATTCAGATATTGGTGTTATCGCTGGTACTGCAGGTATTGACTTAGCTGGTTCATCTTTAACTGGATATAATGGTGCAGAAACAACTTTAGTAGCTATCCTTAATGCTCAATATGCAAGGGATGGCGCAGCAGTTGCTCTTGATACTACTGCAACCACATTAACAACAGGTATTAATGAAGTACATACTGAAACAAATACTAACACAACAGCATTAGGCACAATCTCAGCTGCAGCAATGGGAACAACTGCATCCACGGTTGGTCCTGCCATTCTTGAATTACATGGTGAATTAACCACAGCCACAGCAAATATTGCTGGTATTGGTACAACTTATGTAGCAGTAGCCGGTGATACAATGACCGGTACACTTGTTACTCCAAGTTCTGGACTAAGTGGTTCAACAGCAGGTGTGAGTGCTGCAACAGTATTAACATTAGGTACTGGTTCAGGTACGGCAATAACAGTTGATGCAAACCAAAGAATAGGTATTGGTGGTGCAGTACATGCTTCTCATAAAGTAGATATATCTGGTAATTTAAATGCAACCACACTAAGTTATGGTGGAACTGATTTAACTTCTAAATTCTTCACACAAGGTGAGGCATTTGAAGATGCAGTTGGTGCAATGGTTACGGGTAATACTGAATCGGGTGGAATTTCAGTAACATACCAAGATGATGATGGTACAATCGATTTTGTAATTGCAGACGATGGACATAATCACGTTATAGGTAATATTGATGACTTTGCTGAAAGTGTACAAGACATTGTTGGAGCAATGATAACTGGTAATACTGAATCAGGTATTGCAGTAACATATCAAGATGGTGATGGAACACTTGACTTTGATGTAATTGACCCAACCATAACATTAACAGGCGCCGTAACAGGTGCTGCAACAATGACGAACTTAGGTTCAATAAGTATAGCAACAACAGCTGCAACCACACTTAAACTAGACGTTTATGATGTTGGTGGCAATCAATTGTTCTAAATAAGTAATTTTATAAATATAGGTATGAAGGAATGGCAGTATTATCAAATTTAAGTATAGATCAAGGTGCTGATTACTCAGCTGACATAGAAGTACAGGACGCGAATGGTAATGTTGCTAACTTAGCGAGTTATACAGTAGCTGGACAGATTAGAAAAAGTTATTCTTCTAGTACTGCAACGAATTTTACAACTAGTATAACTGATAGTGCACGCGGTATAGTTACTATTCAGTTATCAAATACGACTACAAATGGCATGAAGGCCGGTCGTTATTTATATGATATAGAAATAACAGATGATGGTGGTGTAAAAACCAGAGTTGTCGAAGGACAAATAACTATTAATCCAGGGATTACACAAACATAATGGCATTACAAGGAAAGATTACAGCAAATAGGGGATACCGAAGTGCTGGTACACAAAAGAAAGTCATTATGGCTAAAAATATAAGTGTCTCTGGAGTGACAACTACATTGGCTGCTTTAACAGATGTAGATACATCAGCTAGAGGAGATGGTTCCATGATACAATGGGATGGAGCTGCTGGTACTTTTAAGGTAAAACCTAATATAGAAGATACTAATAGTAATTTAAAATTAATCGGCGGGACATTTTAATGGGTGACTCGGCAAACATAAGGGAGATATAGGATGGCAGGAACAGTCATTGTAACTAAATATAGTTTAGCCACTGGGTCACCAGCAACAGATGCATTATCCGTTGGTGAACAAGCCTACTCATTTAGTTCAGATAAATTATTCATTGGCGAAACATCGGGTTCGGATGTAGTAGCACGAGTAATTGGTGGTCAAGTCTACACAGACATGTTGGACCACACAGCTGGTACGTTAACAGCGTCCTCAGCACTAGTAGTAGATGCAAGTTCAAAACTCGACAATTTAAATGTCGATAATATAAACATTAATGGCAATGCCATTACATCAACAGATTCAAACGGTAATATTACAATTACCCCACACGGCTCAGGTAAAGTCGTTATTGATGGGTTATCACACCCAACGGCTGATGGTACAGCAAGTCAATTCTTACAAACAGACGGTTCAGGTAACTTATCATTTGCCACAGTTGTAAGTACATTAAGTCTTGCAGCCGATACAGGTTCAAATGATTCGGTAAGTACGGGTGAAACAATAACATATAGTGGTGGTGCTGGTATTGATACTACGGTATCTGATAACACAATTACAATCGCTGGTGAGGATGCCTCAGATAGTAATAAGGGTATCGCATCATTTAATACTGCTTCATTTGCTACTTCATCAGGTGATGTAACAATTAAAGCATTAGGTGTATCAAATGCTCAATTAGCAGGTTCAATTGCTAACGGTAAACTAGCAAATGATGGTATAACAATTGGTTCGGATGATACTTCACTAGGTGATACAATCACTGACCTAAATGGAATAACATCTATTGATGTTGATAACTTAACATTAGATGGCAATGCAATTACAACAACTAACGCAAACGGTAATTTAGACCTTACTCCAAATGGAACAGGTACAGTAACAGTTCCTTCTGGCTATGCTGGAAGAGCTGGATTTACTTCAGATTCCCTTGCAAACAAATCATATGTTGACTCAGTAGCAAATGGATTAGATGTTAAAGCATCGGTAAGATTAGCTACAGCAGCTGCATTAGCTGCATGTACATATAACAATGGCGCAGGTACATTAACAGCTGATGCTAATGGTGCATTAACAGTTGATGGTGTAGCGGTTGCAGCAGATGACAGAATTCTTGTTAAAGACCAGGCAGCAGCAGCACAAAATGGTTTCTATAAAGTCACAGCAACAGGTGGTGCTGGAGCAGCATTTGTTCTAACAAGAACACCAGATGCTGATGCAGCTTCTGAATTAACTGCAGGTGCATTTACATTTACCGAAGAAGGTACTGCAAATGCTGACAATGGTTATGTATTATCTACTGATGGTGCAGTAACCCTTGGTACTACTTCAATAACCTTTGAACAATTCTCTGGTGCTGGTCAAATATCAGCTGGAAATGGTTTAACAAAGAGTGGAAATACAATCAATGCGGTTGGAACAGCCGGAAAAATTACAGTTTCAGCAGATGCTATCACTATTGCTACAGACTATGTTGGTCAAAATACGATTGTCACAACAGGTGCAATTACTACCGGTCAATGGACAGCAACTGATGTTGCGGTAGCACATGGTGGTACCGGTGCTTCTGATGCCTCAACAGCAAGAACAAACTTAGGTGTAGCGATTGGTTCAGATGTACAAGCATATGATGCTCAACTAGCAGATGTTGCTGGTTTAGCAGTAACTGATAGTGGTTTCATTGTAGGCGATGGTTCTAACTTTGTATTAGAAACTGGTGCAACATTACGTACATCTATGGGTGTTGGCACAGGTGATTCACCTCAATTTACAGCAGTAAATGTTGGTGCAGCATCTGACACAACACTAGCACGCTCAGCAGCTGGTATCTTAACAGTTGAAGGTAATGTAATTTATCATGCAACTGGTACAGATATTCCAATAACAGATGGTGGTACAGGAGTAAGCTCACATACTGGAAACGGTTATTGGGTATCAAATGCTGGAGGTACAGCGTTAAGTTATATAACTGGTACACAATATCAGCATTTAGGATTTACTTCCGGCGGAGTTCCACAAGCTAGTGGAACAATTGATGGCGGAACTTTTTAAATTAATTTAAAGTGAAACATTTAAACGATATATATATAATATAGAATATAGGAGATAGGAGAACTACTTATGCCAAAACCAATTAAGTGGAATGGTTCAGCAAGCTTAAAAGAAATGAGCGCCGCTGAGATCGATGATAACGTAGATTTAATTCTAGACCATTTCTCAGGAATGACTAGTGATAATACTGGCCACCTCGCAATGAATGCTGAAGCAGGTTGGACAGACATCGGTACATTCGCAGACACAAGACGAGACCAAGCACAGGGAACTCACCCTGCTAATACAACCATTCATACAGACAACTATGTCTTTAGACAAAACTTAACAGACGTAACTCCGTCTCCAACAGCTAGACCATTTGCGGTTAAATATGATTCAGGTTCTTATGATGGTCTTATTGAAATGACAGATGCTGAATGCAGAGCTGATATCGTAGATAGAATCAATATTAAAATTGCTGCAGGTGGTGTAGGTTCATATGTATTACAAGTAGCAGCTCCTGAAACAGGAACATGGACTTCTATTGCTACAATTAATAATAAACTGGCTGTAGATACTGTTGCTAATAGTACTCAACTTTGGAAAAGAACAACTGGTTCTAATACAACTGCAACACGACCTATTAAATGGAATTCAAATCAATTAAAAGAAATGTCTGATGCTGAAATTAATGATTTAGTAGAAATGTATCAAGAATCTATCGTCGACACTGGTATTGGTAAGTATGTATTACAAGCAGCAGCTCCTGGTTCAGGAACATGGCAAACAGTTGGAGATGCTTTCTCTGATACAAGAAAACAACGAACAGACCAAGATTATTCTGGTCCATATACTGGTGTATATTCAGGAACATATACAGGCTACTACTCAACATACTATTCTGGTCGTCAAGTAGGTCCATATACTGGTAACTATACAGGAAACTATACTGGATATTATACTGGTACATATACTGGTGCTACTATTATGGCTGCAGTAGATACTGTATCAACATTAAAGCTTTGGTTAAGGACAGCATAATATGGCAGATCATATCGTAACTACTGAATGGACCAAATCAGGTTCAGTATTTAGCACATTACAAGAAGCGCTTGAACAACACTTAGCTGATATAGGTGGAGCCGAAACAACTCTAGCAGATCATGACTCTGCGGTTGGTGCTCAAACTGATTTTACTGAAACAAAAGTATTAGCTTCTAATGGTTCAGAAGTTTCTGCAGGTACTGCCGGCAATGGTTATAATCTTGTTCGTACATGGACTGAAGCTAAATATAGAGCTGACATTGATGCTAATGGTTGGGATGATGTAACAGGTCTAGAAACTGGTGGATGGAGTAGTGTAACTAAAGATATTAACGCAGATACTGGAGCAGCACATGCTCAAGATTGGTACGACCCAGCATAGGTATAAATAAAATTATATTATAATAATTGATTGAGGAATAAATTATGGCGCAAGATAGAGAAATTCGAAACCCGTATTACGCGGACTCCACCAAAAACCTTATTGTAGCAGACTTCGTCTATCCAGATGGTACATCACAGACTGTATCAATAGGTAATACTCCAAAAGGTGAAAAAGATAATCCTGATTGGAAAGAAGTATTTAATAATTTCACTCATAATGAAATTAACTTAATAACTAAAAAGAAAGCTGATGAACATCATGCTAATCAAGCAGTTCGAATAGCTGAAGAAAAAGCAGCTATAGATAAAGGAAAGAATGAAGCTTTATTTGCTGCTAAAGTTGATGCATTTGAAATACCAGAAATTAAAACTTCTAAAAATAGAGCACTTAAATCTAAAGTACGTAAAGCAACAAACATGGTAGAAATCATGGCGTATTCTGCAGCTATTATCTTAGAAGAAAATGCCAAACCAGAAGAAAAACCAAAAGCAAAAGCCTAACGGATTTTTAATTGTAGCAAGTCAGTTTTATGAGTATTATGAAGCAGCTCATATGCTCATTGATTCATTGCTTGACTATATGCCTAATGCTAATATCGTTTTGTTTGCTCATAAGGAGTGGACTGATGATGACCATCGATGCGATAACCTATTCATGGTACACGATGTACCAAACCATGTACGAGCCAAACTCTGGGCTCTATCTAAAACCCCATTTAATAAAACAATATATTTAGATGCAGATATGTTCATACAACATGAGGATGTATCTAAAATGTTTGATTTCGATTCTGATTTAGTATTCACTAATATAAGACCATACGCTGGTAAGATAGCTAAGTTTGTTGGAGGTGAAATGGTATTGCATGGTGGTGTCTTTGGTTATAAATCAACTCCACGTATACTTCAATTTATGAATGATTGGTGGGAATATTATTGTAAACAAAGAACTGGTGAATGGTGGCCTAATGTTGAACCAAAAGAAAGATTAATTAGTTGGGACCAATTAACTTTATGGTGGTTAACTGAAAATACCTATTCTGATTTAGATATAAGTATATATAAAGACGATGCACGATTTAACTTTGTATATCTTTATAAAAAAGATGAATGTGAAAGCGAAATCGTAGTATGGCATTATACATTACCACTAAAGGACCCAGCAGATGCGCGAAGTATTAATCAAAAATAAAGAGATATTAAATAGGCTTAATGGTTTTATTGATACTATTAATAGTCTTGATATGAAACAATTAGATATTAGAGAAAGAAATTTAGGCGACCAAGTTCCACAAAAAAAATTAAATAAATACTACGCAACCTCAAAAGATTATCTTCAAATCATATTAAAAAAAGTTTCAGAAGATAGATTTGAGGGACCACCTGAAATTATGAAAGGTATTGACATAGGTGTACTATATGGTTCACCTGTTAGTGGTCCTTGGAGAGTTTTTGCTGATGATGTTAAATATAACTTTTCTAGAGAACTAGGTGTCCAACAAAATGCTTTACTTTGTTATTATCCATCAGATGGTTATATAGGTTGGCATGATAATAGGGATGCTCCAGGATTTACTCTATTATTTAATTGGAGTAAGGGTGGAAATTCTTTTTATAGATATCGCGATTGGGAGACAGGAAGTATAAATACAATTGGTGATAGACCAGGCTGGAGTTGTAAGACTGGATATTATGGACCAGGAAAAAAATCAACATTCCATTGTGCTATGACCAACGAGCCTAGATGGTCAATTGCGTTTTACGCAAGAAATAAGACCATGAGAGATATAATAATTGAACATATCGAGGAAGAATGAAATTAATATCATATCAATTTTCCGATAGGGATTTTGATTCATTAGATTATGAAAACTTAGAATATAACCATATGTTTATTCAACGATGTCCTCGTGGACTGGTTGATAAGATTCCATATAAAACAGAATGGATTCAGAATTATGCAGACCCTATTCATTCAGAATGGTCTCGTGGCCTTTGTATAATTCATAAAAAAGAAGAAGGCTATACCGAAACCCATCAATTTGTAGATGTTAATTGGAATACAAATACAATGCAAGGGAAACACTATCAAATATTTCATTTAAATAATTTAAAAATTATTAATGCTGGTATATCATATCCAGATAAAGATATGCCTGAAGAAATGTATATAAATCAAGCTATTGAAGTAATGAATTTAGTTGATAATAAGACTATACTTGTTGGTGACTTTCATAATGAGGACCAGGATTTACCAGATAAACTTAATTTAGATAAAAGAAATCTATGGAATCATGTTCATTGCAAATCATTCCTTAAAAATAATGGAGCATGGTTAAGCCTTCAAAAAATTATAACTACACCAACGAATCATAGAATATCTAATGTGGATTGTTTTAATACAGATAGACAAGGGCATCACCCTATACAGTTTGAAATATATGATTAAAGATAAATTAATTCAATGGTTTAAAGATAATGAACATAAGTTTGTATTCTATTCTTATAGAGGTGGTATGGGTGGAGAAAAAATAGTACATTATTTATGTGATGAAACTGATTACTTTTATAATAGAACCTTTGAAAAAGATTTTTTTCATAATCATCCAGCTGGTGAGGAGACTATAAGTTATTATACTGACTCTGATAAAATGAGTCCACTCATGAAAGAAAATGATTATAATCGTACATCAATGTGGCAAGATTGGATGTTTTATGATTGGTTTTTACGTGATAGTTTAACTTGTGGTAATAGCTCTCATAATTTTAATGATGATGAACCATTTCTTAATCCAATTCAAAAATTTGAAGATGTTAATTTTGAAATGCTTTATAATAGGTTATATGAAAATCATGAAGAGTGGTTAAAGTTATGGAGACCAAATTCTATGTTTGGTTTTGGCGATCCTGAACATTCGTGGGCAGAACATTTGCCTAATAGACATTTAATTGGGTCATGGAAAGATATTCCTACACCATTAGATGAAATACTTAATAGATTTACACAACAAGATAAACCATACTTAATAAGAACACATGGAATTAGTCCAGCTATGGCCGCGTTTAAAAATGCAACCTTTATTGAACATCATCCAGATGAATGGCAAAAATATTGTATGATAATGACTAATATGAAAGTATATATGTCACCGGAAAAAACACGAGAACGTAAACTTGCATTAATTGATAAATGGTCATGGGGATATGGCGCTGGATATAATGAATGGAAAGGAGATAATAAAGACAAATTATATAAGCCACATACAGAAGAAGAAACTAAAGAACGAATAGAGTTTATTAAAAATTATATAGGTGAAGATTTTCTTAATGATGAAAGTAAACCATTATATTATAAAACTATATACGTTCTTGGAGAACCAGATATATGGAAAGTGCCTATTGAAAAATTTGATATTGACTCATTAAATACTATGATTTTTTGGACTCAAAATATGTTTATATATCCAGAATTATTAACAGACTATATAAGAGATATGATGATTATGTGGCAAACAGTTCCTGAGTCTGGACATTCTAGAAATTTAGATGATGAAGAATGTATCTGGGATTTTTGGAAAGTTAATAGAGACCTTATAGATAAAATTAATCCAATCTTTATAACTATGCAAGATAATTTTACTGGAGAATGGGTAGAACAATTTGGTGGAGATAAAGAAAAATTTTTACTAGTTTGGAATAAATGGCATAAGGATAATATGAATATGCTTAAAGAATATAAACTTTTTGATATAGGTCATGTTAACTAGATATGATTTAATTAATTATTATATGCAACGGCAACACCGTAAAGATTATTTAGAAATAGGTTGTGCTTATAATGAATGCTTTGATAAGATTAAAGCTAATAGTAAAGTAGGAGTAGACCCAAATTCTGGTGGTACCCTTCGTATGACAAGTGATGAATTCTTTAAAGTTAATTTACAAGCTTTTGATATTATATTTATTGATGGCTTCCATGAACATGAACAAGTTTGGAAAGATTTTCAAAGCTCAATGAAGTTTTTAAGACCGAATGGTTATATATTCTTACATGATTTACTTCCACCTGGAGAAGAACATGCAAAATATCCATTTACAAAAGATGACCCAACTCCAAAGTGTGGTAATAGTTGGCGTGTTATATTTGATATACTTAAATTAAATAAAGAGTTTTATATTATTGATAGAGAGACAGGGATAGGTGTTTGGAGAAATAAACCATATGAACATAATATGGATATTGATTCAAAAGCAATTGCATATAAAAAATTTGAATATCTTAAACCTGAATTACCAATCGTAAGTTCAACGGAGGCATTATTAAGAAAATGAACATAATAACAGTTAAGTGGGGCGACAAATATTCATGCGAGGATGTAAATGAATTATATGATAGTATAATTAATAAGTTAATGTGGGGAGAACATGAAGATTCAATTAATTTCTATTGTTATACAGAAGATTCTATAGGATTAAATTATAATATAAAGTGGTTACCTCTTAAAGACTATGGTCTTGACGGGGTTTGGAATAAGCTAGCTATGTTTAAAGAAGGTGTATTACCTGCAGGTAAATGGTTATACCTAGACCTAGATATTATAATACAACATAGGTTAGATGATTTATATATGGATGCTAATGAATTTACAATGGTTAAATGCTATTGGAAACCTATAAAAGCATTAAGACATGATTGGATATTTGAGGGTAGAACTATTAGAGACCATGATATAAACTCAAGTGTTATGATATTTCATCATGATGAGAACCATCATATATGGGAACACTTTATGATTTCACCTGAAGATTATATGTTGGCCTATCCTGGAATAGATGGATTTATATATTGTGAAGGATTTAAACCAAAAAACTATTGGGAGCAAGGAATAATATATTCAAAATACTTCGGATATGAAGAAAACTCATGGCATAATCCGCCAGACGAACCATATTATTTACCTGATGCTACAATTTGTTTGTTGAATGGACCACATAAAGTATAAATAAAGGTAAGAATGTTTGAATATTCAAACTTTATAAATAACAATATCGATTAGATAATCGTATTTTAATTAGGGCATAGATATGGCTGGTACTGTAGTAAAAATCAAACAGTCCTCTGTTGCAGGTAAAGAACCATCAGCTGGGGATCTTCAACAAGGCGAGTTAGCATTAAATACAGCTGACATCAAACTATACTCTAAGAACGCGGCAGGAGCTATCATTACTTTAGCTTCAGGTGCTGATTCATTTACACCAACGGTCGATATGGGAGATTATAATAGGGATGTATATTTTGATGGTGGAGACTCAGATGATGTAGTCTTTGTAACACAGGGAACTTATGACGGAGGAGATGCATAAATGGCAACAATATTCAAGATAAGAAGAGATACGGCGGCCAATTGGTCGTCTAATAATCCTACCCTTGCCTCAGGTGAGATGGGGCTTGACCAAACTAATAACTTCATTAAGATGGGTGATGGCTCAACTGCTTGGAATTCATTAGCTCAATTCACACAAAATATAGAAAATGTAGAGGATTTAGTAGGTGCAATGGTCACCTCAAATACTGAGACCTTTATTACTGTAACGTACGACGATTCAGATGGGACACTCGATTTTGTAGTCCCAGTTAAAGACCAGGACAATATGTCCTCAGATTCTGCAACACATTTAGCTACACAACAAAGTATTAAAGCTTATGTGGATGCACAAGTAACTGCCCAAGACCTCGATTTTCAAGGTGACTCAGGTGGTGCATTAAGCATTGACCTAGATTCAGAGACATTAGACATCGCAGGTGGCACAGGTATTGACACAACTGGTTCAGGCAATGAAGTCTCAGTTGCTATTGACTCTACTGTCGCAACATTAACGGGCTCCCAAACATTAACTAATAAAACATTAACTAGTCCTGTTGTTAATACAGGCATAAGTGGCTCAGCTGTTGCAGATGAAGATGATATGTCTTCCAATTCTGCAACTTTACTTGCAACCCAGCAATCTATTAAAGCTTATGTTGATTCTCAAGTAACTGCACAAGATTTAGATTTAACAACAGATTCTGGTACAATAGCTATTGACTTAGATAGTGAAACATTATCTATCTTAGGTGGAACAGGATTAAGTTCAAGTGCTACAGGTAATGCAGCAACGATTGGAATTGACGCTACGGTCGCAACCTTAACTGGTTCACAAACCCTAACTAATAAAACCTTAACAAGTGCAGTATTAAATACTGGAGTGAGTGGCTCAGCCATACTTGATGAAGATGCTATGGGTACAAATTCAGCTACTCAATTAGCTACTCAACAATCTATTAAAGCTTATGTAGATGGTCAAACAACTGATGAGACTGCAGAGGGTTCAAATAATTTATACCATACAACTGCTAGAGCAAGAAGTGCAATATCTGTTACTGATTCTGGTGGTGATGGTGCATTAGCATATAACTCTTCAACAGGTGTTATCACATATACAGGGCCTTCAGCCTCAGAAGTAAGAGCACATATTAGTGTTACTGATTCTGGTGGTGATGGTTCCCTTGCTTATTCTGCTGGTGTAATAACCTATACAGGTCCAAGTGCCGCAGAAGTTAGAGCTCATTTAAGTGCTGGTACAGGTGTTGGATATTCAAGTGGTGCAATATCTATTGGACAAGCAGTAGCCACAGATAGTGATGTTCAATTTGCTGACCTAGTATTAAGTGGAGACTTAACGGTTAATGGTACTACAACAACAGTAGCTACAACCAATATGGTGGTTTCTGACAAGTTAATAGAACTTGCAAATGGACAAAGTGGTACACCATCAGGAGATTTAGGTTTAGTAATGGAACGTGGTTCATCTGATAATGTCTTTATTGGATTTGATGAGAGTGATGATAAGTTTGTTGTTGGTACAGGTTCATTTACAGGTGCTTCAACTGGCAACTTAACAATTACAACTGGTACTCTTAAAGCAAATATTGAAGGTGCAACAGTTACAACAACCGGTAACATAGCGGTTGGTGGTACAGTTGATGGTAGGGATGTAGCAACTGATGGTGCTAAGCTAGATTTAATTGAAGCTTCAGCAACAGCTGACCAAACAGGCGCACAGATTAAAGCATTATATGAAGCAGAGAGTTCAGCCTTTACAGATGCACAATTTACTAAGCTAGCTAATATTGAAACTGCTGCTGATGTAACAGATGCAACAAATGTTAATGCTGCTGGTGCTCTTATGTTATCAGATACTACAACTGCTGGTTTGGGAATTGTTATTGATGAAGATGCAATGGGATCTAATAGTGCAACTAAAGTACCTACACAGCAATCTGTTAAAGCATATGTAGATGCTCAAGTAGATACAGTAGATGCTTTAAGTGAATTATCTGGAAACTTAGATGATATTGCAGATGGTTCAACTTATGTTAGGTCTACTCAATCGTTTACACCTACACTATATAGTAAATTAAATGCTATTGAAGCAGCCGCCGATGTTACAGATGCTACGAATGTAGAAGCTGCTGGCGCGGTTATGGAATCAGGTGCTACGGCATCTGCAAAAATACCTACTGGAACAACAGCACAAAGGGATGGTTCACCTAGTGCAGGTTACTTCAGATGGAATACAACAACCGGTGGTGCCGAGATATATAGTGGTAGTGCTTGGGGATTAGTTGGTGGTGGTAACACTACCGAAGAACCATTATGGGAACATGAAAGTGTAGTGTCATCTAACTATACAATAACAGATGGCAATAATGCAATATCATGTGGACCTATAATAATTAATAGCGGTTACTCAGTTACAGTTGGCTCAGGGTCATCTTGGGCAATCGTATAAATATAATCAAATTTATTAGGAGACGATAAATGTCAAAAATAAAATTTACAGGTGATTCAAGCGGCTCTGGTGTATTCACAATAGCGTCTCCTGATTCAGATACAAATAGAACAATAACGTTACCGGATGATGCCGGTACAATAGTAACAAGCGCTCAAACTACTACGGCAGCGTATTCGTTTGTTATTGATGAAGATAACTTAGCAAGTGACCTAGCCACTAAAGTACCTACTCAGCAATCCGTTAAAGCTTATGTAGATGCTCAAATAGCTAGTGAAAATACTCTTGCTGAAGACAATGATGTTAACATTACATCAGCAGCCGATGCTTCATTGTTATTATACGATACAGGTACATCAACATGGCGCGATGCAGCTATGTCAGGTGATGCAACAATTACAGATACTGGTGTTATAACTCTTGCAGCTAATTCAGTTGATTCAGCAGAAATTACTGCGGGCTCAATTGATACAGCTCATATTGCAGCCGATAATATTGTTGGTTCAATTATTGCAGATGATACAATTGATTCAGAACACTATATAGCAGGTTCAATTGATAATGAACACTTAGCAGCAAACTCAGTTGATTCAGCTCAGTATGTTGATGGTTCAATTGATACAGCACATATAGCAGCTGACCAAATTACATCGGCATTAATTGCAGATGACCAAATTGATTCAGAACATATTGTAGATGCTTCAATTGACTTAGCACATATGAGTGTAAACTCAATTGATTCAGACCAATACGTGGATGGTTCAATTGATACGATACATATTGCAAATAGCAATATTACTAATGCGTTAATGGCAGATGATGCTATTGACTCAGCTGAAATAGCAGATGGTGCAGTTGACTTAGTACATATGAGTGCTAATTCAGTTGACTCTGACCAATATGTTGATGGCTCTATTGATACAATACATATTGCCAATGACCAAATTACAGCAGCTTTGATTGCAGATAATGCTATTGATTCTGATATGTATGTAGATGGTTCAATTGACCTAGCTCATATGTCAGCTAACTCAGTAGA